TACTGGACACTTTCACAAACGTCAGACCAAGAAAAACATCACCTACATTGGCAATTGCTTTCCGCACAACTATGCTGATGCTGGAGACGATGAACGTGGACTGACCATCATCAAGTGGGGACAGGAACCTGTGTATCATGCCTGGCCCGATCAACCTCGTTATCGTGTGCTGGGCCTGGCCAATGTCATTGACAATGCTCCAGCCTTGCTGGCACCCGGCATGCATGTGCGTGTGCAATTGGACATTGAGATATCGTATGAAGAAGCCAACTTCATCAAAGAAACCTATATCAAAGACTATGGCCTGAGAGAGATGGCCTTGATTCCCAACAAGAACTCATCGGTGGATACAGACATGGCCCCTGGAGAAGTCAAGTTTGAATCAGTAGATCAGATTGTCACTGATCAGATTACCAACATTGAATCAGAATTCTACGATAACAAACTGCTATTGAAGATATATCAGACTTTATGATTTATTGTGTGTGGTATCCCAGTGGAGGGTTTGGCCATTTTGTCAATGCTGTGCTAACATTGCACGGCAAAAATTTTGTGCGCCCATTGAAATCGTTAGAATTTTCTAAAAATGGGAATAGCCATAGTTTAGATTTAATTGTACCAAAATACCTGCACGAGTGTTGGCCCGGAGGTCTCGAATTCCTTGACAACAAAAACTATTGTGTTTTAATTGATAACGGGATCAACAACGAAGGTGATAAGTTTAAAGCCGACTTTCCCGATTCAACTATTGTTAAAATTTGCTACAGTGACTATAGTTGGCCAGTTGTTGCCCGAGCCATGATTGAAAAAGCCATGGACAGCAGTGTCGAAGAGCAATTGTCTGTGGATGCATGGAAAACTGATGAGCCTTGGGCACGCCGAGAAAAATATTTTTTGTTTTTGCGTGATCATCCTCTTAGACATTCCTGGAAAGACACAGGCGACAATTGTTTAGACGTGGGCGAAATATACGAGAATTACGACGAATGTCATACCATAATAAACTCTATTGTAAAAATAGAGCATTTTGACGAATTATGGCTAAGATGGCGCAAGGCAAATGCTAGATATATTGATCCAGTAAAAACTGCAATGACTGTTTTGAGCAGCACGATAACTGGTCAATCCGAAGATCTGTCAGGCATTACAGATATTTGGTCTCAAGCAGTGATCTACTATTACATATGGCTAAGATACAATTTTGAAGTACCGCACAATGATTATTCTAATTGGTTTACAAATACAGATAACATTGTTAAAATGTTAACTGATCACGGAGTTACTGCTTGATTCACATTAAAAATTTAACCGTTAAAAACTTTATGAGTGTGGGCGCGGCCACCCAAGGTATTGACTTTGACCGTAACGACCTTACATTGGTGTTGGGCGAAAACCTAGACCTAGGAGGCGATGGGTCCAGGAACGGCACAGGCAAGACCACAATCATCAATGCACTGAGTTATGCGTTGTACGGGCAAGCATTATCAAATATCCGCAAAGACAATCTAGTAAACAAGACCAATGGCAAGAACATGTTGGTCGGTTTGGACTTTTCTGTAAACGGACAAGAATACCGTATTGAACGTGGTCGCAAGCCCAATGTACTGCGTTTTTACGTCAACAACGAACACAAAACCTCCGAGGACGAAGCACAAGGTGATTCACGAGAAACACAAGATGCCATAGAGCGTGTGATGAACATGAGTCACGACATGTTCAAACATGTGCTGGCACTAAACACCTATACCGAACCGTTCCTAAGTTTGAAGGCCAACGATCAACGCACCATCATTGAACAGTTGTTGGGCATTACCTTGTTGAGCGAACGTGCAGATGCCATCAAAGAACTCAATCGGCAAACCAAAGATGCTATTCAACAAGAAGAGTTTCGCATACGTGCTGTGCAAGAGGCCAACAAACGTATCGAAGAACAGATTGAAAGCCTGCGCAAACGACAGCGTCTTTGGATTGCGCGACGCGATGAGGATGTGGGCAAGCTAGACCGGGCCATTGCAGATCTAGAACACATAGACATCGACGCCGAAGTACAAGCACATAGAGATCTAGAAGAATTTCATGTGAAGAAAAAAGCCATAGATGATGCCACTCGCTACATTCGGCAAATCAACACAGATGATGCTCGACTTGAAAAACTGTTAGACAAACTCAAAACAGAAATTGCAGCCTTGGATGCTCATCGGTGTCACTCATGTGGTCAAGATCTGCATGATGACAAGCAAGAAGAGTTGAAACAGGCCAAGCAGGCCTTGGTACAGGAAACAGCACTGCAACTCCTGGCCAATCATACTCAACGCACAGAACATGAGGAAACCATTGCTCAGATCGGTGTGCTGGGCTCTGCGCCCACTGTGTTTTATGATTCACTAGAACAGGCCTTGAATCATCGCAATACTGTGGAAACCTTACGCAAAGATCTGGCCACTAGACAATCAGATGTGGATCCTTACGAAGAACAGATCACAGACATGCAAGGGCAAGCGTTACAGGTGGTATCATATGACACTCTAAATGAACTCACTCGAGTGCAAGACCATCAAGACTTCTTGCTCAAACTGTTGACATCAAAAGATTCATTTGTTCGCAAGAAGATCATTGATCAGAACTTGAGCTATCTGAACGCAAGACTCACACACTATCTGGATCGTATTGGTTTGCCACATACTGTGAAATTTCAAAATGATTTGACTGTGAGTATCGAAGAACTGGGTCGTGAACTGGACTTTGATAATTTGAGTCGCGGCGAACGTAATCGATTGATCCTGTCCATGAGCTGGGCATTCCGCGATGTATGGGAAAGTTTATACTCACCTATCAACTTGTTGTTCATTGATGAATTGATCGACAACGGGTTAGACACACAAGGTGTAGAAAATGCCCTGGCTTTGCTCAAAAAAATGAGCCGAGAACGGCATAAATCAATTTGGCTTGTTTCTCATCGTGATGAACTTGCCGGGCGGGTAGAGAACATACTAAAAGTTATAAAAGAAAACGGCTTTACCAGCTACAACACAGATGTAGAACTGGTATAAAATTTAATAAATTTATTGATAGAGGATAACTATACAGCAAGGATAAATCGTACACAACATATGACATGGCTATATCAAGATACCCCAATTGAGACATTGCCCGAAGAGTGTGTTGGATTTGTTTACTTGATTACAAATAATCTCACCGAACGCAAGTACATAGGCAAAAAACTAGCAAAATTTTCAAAAACAACCACAAAAACAGTTAAACTTAAAAACGGCACCAAGAAGAGGAAGAAGATACGATCCAAGATTGACAGTGATTGGCAAGAATATTACGGATCAAGCGCAGAGTTAACCAAGGATATCGAGTCATTGGGCAAAGAAAATTTCAAAAGAGAAATACTTTTTTACTGTAAAAGCAAATCAGAATGCTCTTATATAGAGGCTCGTGAGCAGTTTTTGCGCAAAGTTTTAGAATCAAATGACTATTATAACGGGCATATTCAGGTACGTGTACATGGTAGTCATATTATGAAATTAACAGGATGTTGAATGGTTGATATCGAATTGAAAAAATTTTACGATTCTGTCAAAGATCCTGGCTGGCCAAACATAACAAATTACATTGATTTTTATAAATTACCTGCTGATATTAAAAATGAATGTGATGCATTACATAATTTTCAACAAAGAAAAAAACAAATAGAGGATTGTGATTACTGGCAGGAAATTACCCTGGATGGATATCAATACAAAGACTTGATGTATATTCCTATCCCAAAGTGCGCATCAACATATTATATCAACTTATTTAATACTATGGGGTGGAAAAAGAAAAAAATATCAGACGTTGACATCAATTCTGTGGTCATGTTTGGATTTGTAATGCACCCGTTTACCAGATGGGTCAAGGGAATTACAGAATGGATAGCATCTTCATACTATGAATCAGTACCCGAGTATCATGGAGATGAATCTCTTATCAATACTGCTGATATTCGTGCTTATCACAGGGCAAACAAAAACAATAATCGACCTGTTGATTGGGAACAATTTAGTACTGACATTCAAAAAACCAATCTTAAAAATATACTTGATACTGTAATCATTGGTGATGTCCATAGTATGCCATACTCGGTCATTCTTGGTAATTTAATAAATCGTGTAAACTGTATACCCATGGATATGTTTTCATCTGACGACGATATAAAAATAAGTTTAATGGAATTTTTTAAAAAACACAATCATACCATTGACATACCTCTCAACACCACACGAGCCTGGTATTCTTCTGAAAGTAAACTAAAAATAGCGGCTGCTGTAGAAGAATTTTACAAATCTTCAACCAATAGACATCACCATCTTTATAAAATATACGCAACTGATTTAAAATTTTATCATAATCTAGTAGACACATTTGATCCTTCCTGGCAGCGGCATTAATATTATTTCAATCTAAAAATAGGCAACTAGAAGACTCTGTGGCAGGTGCAATGACCTGCCCCCATTGAAGAACGGTGAGATACCCGGTCTAGACTTGGGCGTCAAAGGCAATTGCTAACTTAAGGCAACAAATGGTTTGGGCTCTGTGAAGAAGATACACCCCATGCTTATAGGACTTGGATCTATATCGGGTTACTAGGGTTCCGTTGATATGTGAAGCTAGAGTAGGGGGTACCGGTCAACCGCCTCCGCGTTGGAAACAACAATCTCTTTAGGATAGATGACTGGGCTACTCAGATGATGCTCTCTCGTGTTCACCGTGCATACGGTGAATTATGACCAGTTAATCTAGATGATACTAGATTCAGATAAATTAAAAAAACAATCAGTTGTTGAGCGATAGCGAAAACAACAGACTTGCGCAGCAAGTCTTTAATCGTCTAAGTTGGTATCTGGCCAATCTCTAAATAGTGCATGTTGAATATTTCCTGAGACAAATTGATTGAAACTTTTGTGTTTGTCTTCGAGTTCGCCTTTGAGTGGTGCTACTCGACGGAATGCCGAATCCATCTGCCCCATGTCGCGAAATTCCATCAAGATCATCCATTCGGGCATGTCTGCGATTGAACGGAATCCCATTTTGCATCTGGTGATTCTGTATGACTCCATCTTGTCCTCTGAGATAAGATGATCAAAGAAACTTTTCATTCCGTTGACCCAGTCAAGGTCTGATATGTCGCCTTGTTTGTCTGCCCAAATTGTATATAAATCCATAGTTACTCCAGTGGTCCCAGTATTTCAAATCCGTCTATTTCGGATTTGTACAAGTGTGCTTGCTCAAGGTATAGGTAATCAAACCCACGTTCCCGGTAGATAGCACACTCTGTTTGTAGTGTTTCAATTCCCAAGCGTAATTTGGGGTTATGATAGTTCCATGCAAATTGATCGCATAGTGCATTCTTCTCGTCATAGCGTTTGATTAAACTGAACGCTACCAACTTGTCTCCGTCGTAGTACCCTAGTACATCTGTCATGGGATCAGTATAACGACTATCAAATATAGGCATTACACTTGCAAAGTGTTTGTACTTGCAGTAGTCTCTGTAGATACTATTCAACTTGACGATGTCTGGCCTGCGGAAACACTCCCACTTGACGCTTTGTTCGTAGTTTGTTTTGCTTAGATCAATTCGTGCAAACTGATAGGTCATGAGCGTGGATCCTGTCTATTGTGAAACAATCCAGTTAGATACTGTTCAGGCCAGCCGTGATAAAATCCTTTGGAGCCAAGCTGCTGGGCAGCTTTGTCAAGTTTGCTCAGACTCTGAACCAGGGCCAGGGCATAGGTTCCTTGATTCATGACCACACCGTTGACATCTTCAATGTCTGCAGGATGATCTTCCAGAGCCAGCATGTCCTTGGGCAGTAAAAATTCGGTGTTGGCCAATTCTATACCAGCGTGAAATGCGGTATAATCCCATTCAGCAGGATCATAAGCGTAGATGATGACTTCGGCCGGACCCATGCCCCACTGACTTTGATTTTTCAAATCAACACACGGGTCTGTGCCCAGCAGTATGTGTACAGTGCCTTGCAGTCTTGCTTGTCTGGCATACGGGCAAGGAGGCCAGCCTCCCAGGGCCACGTGCGGTACTTCCACAAAGCGTTGGCACCAATCTAGTATGTGTTTTTTGACTGTTTCTATATTCATTAGAAGAACGGTAGTTTACTGGTTTTTGTTGTTTCAAGATTTTCTTTGATCATGTCGGCTATCAACCGGCGGTCGTCAGAACTCATGTTCATGACATCGTGATAACTGACACCGCCTCTGGTGTACCAGCTGAGCTTTAAATTTTGCGATTTAATTGAGTTTGCCTCCTGCTCCATCTGATTCACCATGGCCTCAATTTCTTCGTTGGAAGATATCAGGAGGCGCTGTCGAAAAAACTTGCTTGATCCAAATTCAATGTTTGTGTGTACTTGTGTGAGCATTCTGAACATTCAATTTGTAGTGGTGGTAACTCACTGGCCTGTCGAAGTTCGATGATTTTGTCACGAATCGTGGTGAACATTTTTCTATCACAGTTGGTCAAGAATTCGTGGATGTATTCTGGTTCGGTCACAAGACTGCTGGGCGTGCGTATGCTGCTGATACTCCACTTGAGTGCATCTATAGTGAGTTCTGTGATTTTCTTCAAGGCCAGGTTAAGCTCGGCCATCTTTTGATCGTCGGACAAACTTGATCCTTGAATTGACTGTATCATCTTTTGCTGTTCAAAATTGGATTGATTCACAGCATTTTGATTTCGATAGTCAATGGGATGGAATGTGATTTCCAAATCACCGTACTTGTTTACTTGATCAAAGTCAGGAAATTTCAAATTGGCCAGTGTGGGTCTCAAATCTGACACATAATCTGCTTCGGTCTTGCATGCCGGGCATGCGGAAGTGATATCCATGTTGTGCCCGTAACTGGCTATTCTGATTGCAATCAAAATAGAGTTCAAGTCAGTGGCAGGAATGGCCCAGGCATCCTGGATACTAGGCACGCAACTTTGGATCACATTGACCACTGCTTGTCCGTTGAACAGGGCATCTGGGGTTCGATAAGTGATTTCGTCAATGGCAGTCATTGGAAAAACTGGCAATTCCTGGTTGGCAGGCATGTCAATTGAGCCAGCGGGCCAAAATTTACCGTCGGACGGCAAACGCAGATAGATCGACGGCTGTCTAAAAAATTGTTTCAGTGGGTTCACAGATTGGGGCATATTTCACCTATAAATATACCTATACTTATAGGGCTCCTACCATGTCAGATTTAAATGTTGAACAACAACGCTATGCCGAATTGCTTAAACAGGCCAATGAAGAAATTCAACGCAACGGTGAATTGAGTCTTTCCACACAGTCCAGGCTGCGTGATCAGCAGACAGCATCAGCAACAGGTCTGCAGAATTTTTCCCAGGCCACATCAGTGGCCATGGGTGCCCTGGGGTCATTGACTACAGCAGGCGTTCAAGCTGGCAAGGCCATGCTGGATGGCAAAAAAGGTGCCACAGCATTTAACGACAGCATAGACAGCATGACCACTGCTGTGACCGTCCTGGGTGCAGCCTTGACCATGCTGGTTCCAGTAATCGGACCATTGGTAGCTGCTGTTGTACTGGCAACCAAAGCAGTGGTAGACTATGGCAAAGAGTCTGCCAAGATGGGGCAAAACCTGCACAAGAGCTATCAAGATCTGGCTCGCAGTGGCGGCGCAGCCGCTGACGGCATGACCGGAATCAAGAACGATGCTCTCAAATTGGGACTGAGCATGAGCGACCTGGACCAGATGGTGAGTCTGGTGGCTAACAACTCAAAAGATCTGGCGCTGTTTGCAGGATCAGTCAGCGATGGTCGCAAACGTTTGGTAGGCATGGTAGATGCCATGGGACCGGCCAAAGATGGACTCATGAACATGGGTCTGAACATGAAGGATATCAACGAAGGCACAGCCGGATATCTGAGATTGCAAACTCGCCTGGGCAGATCACAAACCATGACCAACGAGCAACTGGCAGCTGGTGCAACCAAGTACCTCAAAGAACAAGATGCACTGACACAGCTCACAGGTCAAACTCGCAAGGAAATGGAAGATCAGCGTGAACGTGCGTTGCAAGGCGAACAGTTTGCTGCCAAGATTAGAGAACTGAGATTGAAAGGCGACGACAAAGCCGCTGACAATTTGCTGAAACTAAACAGCATCTACGAAGCTGCTGGTCCCAAGATGGCCGCTGGATTCCAAGCATCTGTCACAGGCAACTTGGCCAACAAGGATGCACAAGAGCTCAACCTAGCTTCCAATGGCGAAGTGATACGCAGCACACAGCAGGTGATAGCTGGCCAAATTGATTTTACTGAAGCGGCTCAACGTGCTGGCAAGGCCATTGGACACACAGCTGACACTGTGGGTACTCAATTGGGACAACTGGGAGCTTACAATCAAAATTTTGGTGACCTGGCACAGCAACTAAAGTTTGCACAACTCACAGGAAAAGATTTTGGTGCAACGCTGGACAAAATCAACAAAGATCAAGCCAATCGAGAAAAAGGTGCTGATGGACTGGTAAAACAACAAACTGACTTGTTCAAGGCACAACAAGCGGCCACAGTGGCCACAACAGAATTTGTGTTTAAAGGAATTGGGCCAGCAACCGATGCTATGATCCTCTTGGCAGAAAAGACCGAGGCTGGTGCCAAAGCACTGGATGAACTTTTTGGAAGAGGTGACAAAAACACAAGAACCCAAACACAAAATGCAGATGCATATCGTCAGTCTGGCATGGCCAATCCTGACCTGGTCAACAACCAAGGCATGGACTTTGGACAACTGAGCGGTGCGGATGGTGGTGTATTCAAAGGTCCGTCAACTGGATATCCTGTGCTGATGCACGGCACAGAAGCCATCATTCCCATGGACAAGTTGACCGGAGCCAAAAAAGAGTCTGGACTCAAAAATATAGATAGCACGGTCAAAGATCCAGGCCTGCCTATAGACACTGTACCCAATGACAAGATCAATGCCATATCAACTGCATCAAACGACATTGTTAAACAATTGCACAATTTAGAAAAAGTCACTGGCAACGATCTCACCAATAATTTCCAAAATCTTGTCAAGTCCACTGACAGCAAAGACATTGCCAAATCAATTACTGAAATTTCTGATAACTTAAAAAATATTTCCAAGACAACCAAAGACAGGAATGCATTCAAACAGTTTGATGACATGTTCAAGAATCTAAGTCCTGAGATGCAGGCTGGGTGGCAAAAAATAATCACTGGCAATTTAAAAAACTTATCTGATGTTACTGACATTGACAAAGTAGATGACATCAACAAGCCTTTTGATGACATATTCAACAACCTGCAAGGTCTGGCCCGAACAACTGATACCAGTGACATTGCTAAGTCTTTTGATGACATATTCAACAACCTGCAAGGTCTGGCCCGAACAACTGATACCAGTGACATTGCTAAATCAATGTCAGGCATTGATAGCAATTTACAAAATCTATTAGAAACAACTGATGCCAGTGATATAGCCGAGTCAATGGCGGATATCACTGGCAATTTAAAAAGTCTTGACCTGGCCAATCGATCAATTTTAAAAAGCACCGATCAACTGGCAAAAATAACTGATCTAGATCTATCACGCACACAAGATTTCAGCAAGCTGAGCAAAAACTTGATCGACAAAAAAACTCGGCTCATGAATGAAGAAATTGAACTGCTGGATGAGCAAAACGATATCATTGAAAAGATGGCCGATGAGATTGAAAAAAATTACGGCAAAGAAAAAGCAGTAGCATATCGCAAAATGGTCATAGCAAACAGAGCCACTGGTTCAATGTCTACCAACAGTGGTCAGGGGTTGACCATGCCCGCTGCGCCCGGCGCCAGCGAACCAGGGTTAAAAATGCCTACTGCAACTGCTGCCAACCGGCCCAACATGGGCGGAGGTCAAGGACTGCAAGCCAAGAGTCAGGACGATCTCAAGAAACTGGGATTAAATATCAAATCAGGTGATGTACAAGCCGAAGACGCAAAAATCAGTCCCAAGCTGATAGAATTGGCCAAGTCTATTCAGGCCGGCGTTCCGGGATTCAATTATTTTAGTGCTTTCAATGACAAGTTCCACAACGAAAAAGCACCAGGTAGTAAACACACTCAAGGCTTGGCCGCAGACTTTACACTGCAAGAAAAGCCCACAGTGGAAAACGGACAAAAAATCACAGACTGGCTCAAACAGATGGGCGCTAGTTTTGTACAGGACGAATACAACAACCCCAGTGCCAAGGCCACTGCTGGACATTTTCATGTGCAGATTCCAGCATTTGAAGAAGGCGGCCACCTGGGTGCAGGACAGGTTGGTATTGCTGGGGAAAAGGGCAAACCTGAACTGGTCACAGGACCAGCCACTATCACACCCATGAATGACATGGTGGGAACCTTCAACACCATGGTTGGATTGATGGGACAACAGATAGCCATGATGGACGAGATGATTAGAGCACAAAAGAACGGTAATGATATATCATCAAAGATGTTGCGTATGCAATCATAATCACGGTAAATAAACTACTATGGCAGACAAACAACAAGGGTGGCGTAAGTATTTCAAAGTTGCAGACAACTCTGGAGTTCAGAGTCCTATTTCAGGAAGAAATCAATTTGGCCTGCCAAATTATCCCAAGAACGACGGCACCGGTGATGTACAAGCGGACTTTGTGTTTCGCAACTATGCGTCAAGACTGCCAGAAGTTTACTCGGGTCACCCCAACCGTGTGGAACGCTACAACCAATATGAAAACATGGACATGGACTCAGAAATCAATGCCTGTTTGGATATCATTGCTGAGTTCTCAACACAAATGTCTAAAACCAATGGCACACCTTTTGATGTAAAGTACAACGAAAAACCCACTGATCACGAAATTGATATCATCAAGAAACAGATGCAACAGTGGGTCAAGCTGAACAAGCTGGACCAACGCATTTTTAAACTGTTCCGCAACACCATCAAATACGGCGATCAAGTGTTTGTGCGTGATCCAGAAACATTTGAAATGTACTGGGTAGACATGAGCAAGATCATGCGTATCATTGTGAACGAGTCAGAGGGCAAGAGACCTGAACAGTATGTGATTCGCGACATCAACCCCAACTTCCAGAACATGACTGTGGCAGCCAAAACCACCACAGACTACATGACCAATCCTGTGACAGGCACCATCTCGGGCAGTTCAAACTACACCATGCCCAATGGTGGTGGCGGTGGTGGCGTGGGCAACAGTCGTTTCATGCATGCCATGAACGAATCCACAATTGATGCCAAACACGTGGTGCATTGCAGTTTGAACGAAGGCCTGGATGTGTTTTGGCCTTTTGGACGCAGTGTATTAGAGCAAATTTACAAGGTTTACAAGCAGAAGGAACTGCTGGAAGATGCTATTCTAATCTATCGTGTGAGCCGTGCTCCTGAGCGCAGGATCTTCAAAATTGACGTGGGCAACATGCCCAGCCACTTGGCCATGCAGTTTGTGGAGCGTGTGAAAAACGAAATGTATCAGCGCAGAATCCCTACCACAACAGGCGGCGGCGCCAACATGATGGATGCCAGTTACAACCCACTCAGCATCAACGAAGACTACTTCTTTCCCCAAGGGCAGGACGGACGTGGCAGCTCAGTAGAAACATTGCCTGGTGGTCAAAACCTGGGCGAAATTGATGACTTGAAGTATTTCAACAACAAAATGGCCCGTGGCCTGCGTGTGCCTTCCAGCTATTTGCCCACAGGACCTGACGACAGTGATCGTGCCATGAGCGACGGAAAAGTGGGCACAGCACTGATACAAGAGTACAGATTCAACCAGTATTGTGAGCGACTACAGGCATTAATTGCACAAAAACTCGACGATGAATTCAAGATGTTCTTGAAATGGCGAGGGTTCAACATAGATTCAGGCCTGTTTAGTCTGGGCTTTAATGCACCTCAAAACTTTGCAAGCTATCGTCAAAGTGAGCTGGATAACACACGCATACAAGCATTTATGCAAATGGAACCTTTGCCTTACATGAGCAAGCGTTTTATGCTTGAACGTTTCTTGGGACTTACTGAAGAAGAAATCAAAGAAAACGAAGAAATGTGGCGTGAAGAACGTGATACTCCTGAGCTTGGCGTGGCCGGCAGTGACCTGCGTGCAGTGGGAATCAGTCCGGGCGGCATGCAGACTGATATCGAAACCGGCGAAGAAATTGGTCAAATGGAACCAGCAGGGGCTGGCACTCCTGAAGTGGGGTCAGCGCCAGCAGGACCTGTGGTACCCGGCGGAGTTGGCGGTGCAGGAGCTGCCCCGGCAGCATAAATATTCGCATGATACTAAACGAATTTTGGCACAAAGATCCTGAAGCCTACCAAGATCTTGCACAAGACAACAGCCAAACACAACTGGGCGATCTGCGTAAAACGCATCTGACCCTGCGACAACTCAGCAAGTTGCGCCGCATGAATGATGTGCGCACAGTTGAATACAAAGAAAAACTCAAATTGGTGCGCCAGCAGTATGCACCTGCCCCAGAAGCCCCTGTGGCCTAATTATCGCCATTTTGGCCTCATAAACCGCTGCTTTTTCTCCTAGTGTGTAAATAACATTACACTTTAACCTATAGGAGTTTCCTTATGACCAGATTTGAACAATTGATCGAATACGTGATCAATGATGAAGACGCAAAAGC